AAAAGGCAATTTCTGGATGGTGGTGGGGTAAATCCGAAGAATCTAAATCATTGTTTATGGAAATTTTAAATGGAACAGAAATACCAGAACAATATAAAAAGTTTGTTCTGGAAAAAATGAAAAGTATGGGAGTTGAGATTTAATTTATGAGAGGATTTACTATAAAGAAAGATATCTTATATGAAAAATTTGATATTATTATACAAGGGAAATATTATAATTTCACCAATGAGTTAATTGATGAATATTTAAAGTTACCTTTCGTAAATAATATTATTGTTTCTTGTTGGGAGGATGATTCTTGTTCGGAACATTCTGATAGAGTAAGTATAATCAAAAATAACTATCCAGAATTGAGAGGAAATGGTAATGTAAATTTGCAAATCATTTCTTCATTAAATGGATTGAAGAGATCTAAATCTAAATTTTCTATAAAAATTAGATCAGATCAAAAATATACTTATGATAGTATGATGAAGATGTATAGTTTTTTTATTAAAAATAATGAAAAAACTATGTCATATCAATACCAAAATGATCGTCCGAATAATAAAATATTTGTATCTGGTGTTTATCCTGGTCTTTTATTTCATCCTAGAGATCATGTTTTCTGGGGAAATACTCAAGATTTAATTGATTTGTTTAGTATTCCGATAGATCGAAATGATATATGTAGTTTAATTAATGTACCTGAGCGAGGATTGGGTAGGTATTTTGATTGCTTTACCAGAGGGGAAACTTACATTGGAGCACACTATTGTGCCAGATTTGATGATAGAATAAATCGCATGATATTAAATTCTGCAGATTATTTGTATGATAACTCTATAAATTGGAACCACGCAAAAGAACTCAGTGACAATATAACCTTTAAAGTTTTTAAATCATTTCCAAAAAGTATAATTGATTTTAATTGGTTAGGAAAAACTGAGTGGAATATACCAGGAATTCCCTGGACTCTTCAACCTTATCTTGATGATTGTTTTTGGCATGAAGATGGGTTTTAAACCTTAATAAATAAACGAAAAAAAAACTATGAATTTTACAGTTTACTCAAAAGAAAATTGCCCATATTGCTACAAAGTTAAACAAGTACTGGAGTTGACAGGAAGTAACTTTGTGGTTTATAATCTTAATGAACATTTTACTAAAGAAGAGTTTTATGCCGAATTTGGTGAAGGTTCAACATTTCCTCAGGTAGTTTTTGGTGACAAAAAACTTGGAGGATGCTCAGATACAGTTCAGTTCTTAAAAGAAAAAAAAATTGTCTGACAATAAGATAAATACTTTCAACCATAGAAATCGTGGTGTTGAAGTTTTACTATATGGAGGTAAGAGAAAGCAACCTAAAAATTTTCATATCATATTTGAAAAGTTGGTTTGCTTTCTTAAGCGGGAAGTAACCATCTATTTTGAATTTTCTTTAACAGTTAAGAAAAAATAGTAGTTTCCCGAGGAGAAAAAATGTTAGCAACTAGTTTAGTTTTTGGATCATTTTTGTTAATATTATTTCTCATAGTGGGACTCGTTACTGGATGGGTTGCGAGAGAATATATGATGAACTATCAGGATAAACCAAAACTTCATCCAGAATTTTTTGATGATAAGGGTAATGTAATTCCCGATGAAGTCCTTGCAATAAGTTTTAATCCTGATTATTTTGATATTGATGATGAAGAAGAAGACGAAGACGAATAAACTAAATAGCAATAAATCATTTTATATCTTGTTTTTATGACAACGACAACGGAAAAAAAGACCACGACTAAAGTAAAGGCATCTACCACTAAGAAAAATGTAGATGTTCCTGTTAAAGAACTTCCTTCAAATCCTTTTGCATTTGAAGTTCTTCAACTTGCTTCTTCTCAAAGAACAAAAGAAAAAAAGATTGAGGTTCTTAAAAAATATGAGCATCCATCTTTAAAAGCAATTTTTATTTGGAATTTTGATGAAAGTATTGTCTCACTTCTTCCCACTGGAGAAGTTCCTTATGCCAGTGTAGGTGAGCAAAATTCATTTAGTGGAACTATAAGTGAAAAAATTGATGATGCGGTTTCAAAAATGAATGAAATTGGAACTAATTCTTTGGGGTCACAAGATCAAGGATATTCCTCAATTCGTAAAGAATATCAAAAATTTTATAATTTTGTAAAGGGTGGTAATGATGGACTAAGTTCTCTTCGTAGAGAAACTATGTTTATTAATATTCTTCAAGGTCTTCATCCTTTGGAGGCAGAAATTCTTTGTCTTGTGAAAGATAAGAAACTTGGTGAAAAATATAAAATTACAAAAGAAATTATTTCTGAAGCATATTCAGATATATCTTGGGGAAATCGTTCATAATATTAAATTTATTTGAGTATACATGATGACAGAAAAAATTATTGAGGTATCTGAAAAGACATCTAAAATAGAAAAACATATGGAATCTTGGACATCTGCAGAAAAAGAAACTTGTAAAACTCGTTATAATTGTGAAATTATGATTCAGGATGGTTCTTATACAGATGTCTGCACAAAGGAAGCACCTAATGATGCATATATTGTAAAATATATTGTTGATGGTAATATTCGGTTTGATCTTACAAGAGGATCCAGAGTTCGTATTTTTGACATGTATTGGGACAAATTTCGTGATAATTTAAAGACTATTGAGTTTGGATATGGTAGAATCAATCCTAAACTTTGGGGATATCAAAAACCTCAAAAGAAAAAGAGAAAGTAATTCCCCAGATGCCCGAAAAAATTTTCGGGTATTTTTTTTGTCCCTTAAGATTTTATAAAATGGTAACATTTTATACAAAATAAACTTGCTATATACCTTAACTAGGGGTATAATATTCCCCTATCGTTCATCCTATGTCTAAAGCACTTTTGCTTTTAGCATGGGTTCCTCTTCTATTTGTTTCAACACCTCAAGCAATCGGTAATTCAAAAGTTTCCGTTTCTTGTGACACTGCTCTGGAACTAATGGACATCGTTAAAAACGACGATGTAGTAATCCAAAAGATAGAAGATCGCCTGTTATTAGAACTCCGAAAGGATTTCATCAGAAAGTGCTAAAACTGAATAGGACGGAAGTAAGCGGACTCGGAACGGATCGTTCATTCGTTATTTGAAAATAGCGAACGCAAAAGCCGACTGAAGGAACGCTCTTTAACCTAAAAAACTAAGGAGAAACCTAATGTCAAAAGCAGTATATCGTGGTATTGAATACGATACTCAAAAGCGTCTTCAATACCAACAACAAATGATGCAGCAACCCCAACAATTTAATGAAACATATCGTGGAGTTAAGTTTGTAAAGGAGGCAGGCAAATGAATACCTACTTCGTTCGTTACCTTAAGAAAAAAGCAAAAAAGGAAAAACTCCTTCATAACGCACAACTGAATATGGCAAAGCAACCTCAAGTTGCTTGATATGAGAGGGGACTTGATCCCCTCTTTTTTTTATGCTAGAATTGATTGAGAGAATTATAAGATATGGACAGAGACAAACTAAAACTTATTGTTCGTAATCTGGAACTTCTTGTTGATTCATTGAAGGCAGAAATTTATTCTGATGTTTCTGCTTATAAACATCCAGAAGAAACAAAACGACCAATTTTAGACTACGACGAAATTTTTGATGATGACGGTTATGCAGACTGATAGGGCAAGAAAACTTGTTAAAATGTTGAATAGGTTGCTCAAGCAAGAACACTTGTATAGTGAAGAACAACTTAAAGAAATGAAATCACAGTTGCGAGTTGTGAAGGAAGAACTCGCAGAACTAGAATCAAAAATGTCAAAAGGATTTGGAAGAAAATGAAACCTATTAAAGCAAAAGATCTTCTTGAATTGGATAAAAATCTGGAAGTAGTAAAACTTCAAGGGTATCCAATTCCAGAACAGGTAATTTATCAGGCAGGAAAATGTGACTATTCAGAAACTCCTATCCATCATCAGCAAATTCCTACACCGCAGAAGTGTGGTGAGTGGATTGTTGATCAGTTATTGTCTAACGAGAGAGGGCACTGGGGACCCGTAGAACACCCTGGAATCACTTTTTCGGTGTCTGGGTATGTCCACAACGTAATCGTCCAAGCAAGGACTCACAGAGTCGGTGTGACGTTTGATGTTCAATCTCAACGTTATACTGGTAAGAGAGTTGTGAAGGTGGCACAAGGAGAACTGAAACCTGATGAAGTTTTTTATTCTCGTCCTCCTGGTTTCTATACCAACCGTAAGGGTAAGAAATACGAATGGACTCAGGAAGATTATGATGATGAGATGGCATGGTATGTAGAAGGATGCAAGCGTTATGCCCAGAAGTATGAAAAGGGAATGTGTGAAGAACATATTCGTGATGGTCTAGCACAAGCAATTCGTCAGAACTTTGTTCTTTCTTGCAATCTTCGTTCTGTTCTTCATATCCTCGATCTTCGTGCTAAGTTGGATGCTCAACTTGAAATTCAAGCATTATGTGAACAAATTGCTCCAGAAATTCAAAGGTGGGCACCAAATGTTTGGGGTTATTATGAAGAAAAGCGTCTTCATAAGGCACGGTTGAGTCCATAATAAATAAATTATCTTGAATTCGTAACTTTATGCCTGTATATCCTGTAGTCAATACTCAAACTGGTGAACAAAAAGAAGTGGAAATGAGCATCCACGATTGGGACCAGTGGAAAAAAGATAATCCTGAATGGATCCGCGATTGGTCTGATCCATCAACTTGCCCATCTCCCGGAGAGGTTGGTGAATGGAAGGATAAATTGATTTCTCGTAACCCAGGATGGAACGATGTATTAGGTCGTGCCGCCAAAATGCCCGGTTCAAAAGTAAAGAAAATCTAGTATGTCAAGAAGAAAAAGAGCAGATCAACCAATTGGCGTTGGTCTTACTACTCGCCAAATGAAGCGTAAAAAACCATTAAGTGCTGATTATCTTGTAGATATTGAACCACTTACCGAAAATCAAAAGAAACTTTTTGATTCTTATGCAAATCAAAAACATTTAGTTGCCTATGGTTGTGCTGGAACAGGTAAAACATTTATTACTCTCTATAATGCACTAAAAGAAGTTTTAGATGAAAGAACTCCTTATGAAAGAGTTTATATTGTTCGTTCACTAGTTGCCACTAGAGAAATCGGTTTTCTTCCTGGTTCTTATGAAGACAAATCAGATATCTATCAAATTCCATACAAGAACATGGTTAAATATATGTTCCAACTTTCAAGTGATGCGGAATTTGAAATGCTTTATGGTAATTTAAAAGCACAGGAAACCATTAAATTTTGGAGTACTTCATTCCTTCGTGGTACGACTCTTGATAGGTCAATTGTAATTGTAGATGAATTTCAGAATGCAAATTTCCACGAATTAGATTCTATTATTACTCGTGTTGGTGAAGATACCAAAATATGTTTTTGTGGAGATGCTTCTCAGTCAGATTTACAAAAAACAAATGAACGGAATGGAATCATAGATTTTATGGCAGTATTGCGTAAAATGCCATCTTTTGATATAATTGAGTTTGGAGTTGATGATATTGTTCGTTCAGGTCTTGTTAAAGAATACATTATTGCAAAAATGGAAGCGGGTTTTTAATGTTTAATCATATTGATGTGAATCTTCCTCAACTTGAAAGGGAGACTATAGATGGTACTCGATATTATAAAGTTCCAGATGAAGAACAACTTTTAAGATTAGTTTCGATTACTTCTGTCACAAGTCACAAAAATCGCCAGTTCTTTGCGAACTGGCGCAAAAAGGTTGGGGAAGAGGAAGCAGATAAAATTACCAGACAGGCAACCAGTCGTGGAACTGATATGCATACTTTGGTAGAAAATTATTTGTATAATAGAGAACTTCCTTCAGTTCAACCTCTTTCAGATTTTCTTTTTAAAATTGCGAAGAAAGATTTAAATCGTATAAATAATATTCATGCTCTTGAAGGTTCCTTATACAGCAAAGTTCTTGGAGTAGCTGGAACCGTAGATTGTATTGCCGAGTTTGATGGCGAACTAGCGATAATCGATTTCAAAACTTCTAAAAAACCAAAACCACGAGAGTGGATTGAACATTATTTTGTTCAGTGTATGGCATATGGATGTATGCTTTACGAACTGACTGGTATTTCAGTCAAAAAACTTGTAATCATTATGGCTTGCGAAAATGGAGAATCCGTTATTTATGAAGAATATGACAAATCAAAATACATCAAACTACTCACCCAATACATTAGAGAGTTTGTTAGAGATAGACTGGAACTGTATGGAACAAAATAAAGAACTAGAACAGGCAATAGAAAATAAGTTTTTAACTCCTTCCAAATTTGCTCTGGAAATTGAAAGTATTGTGGCACTTGAAAAAATGAATTATATTGATGCCATTTGTCACTATTGCGAAATTAATTGTCTTGAGATAGAATCGGTAACGAAACTTATTTCAAAACCACTTAAAGAACGACTAAAATGGGACGCAACTCGTCTCAACTTTATGAAAAAAACTTCCCGT